TTGGTCGCCATGATCTGCGCGGCAATGGCGCGATTCTGATTCAGTTCCGCAACCATCAAATCGGTTTGCGCGTCGATCTGCGCAATCGTGGCCCCCAGCGCCGCCTTCTTGGCCGCCGCCGCCTCTGCATCCGCCGCTGCGGCTACCGCTGCCGCGCTGGCGTAAGCACCCTGCCCCAGCGCCGCATCCTTGATCGCAACCGCAAGCCCCGAAATGCCTTGTAACGTCTTCCCGCCCAGCCATAGGCCAGCGGCAACCGCTGCCGCCTCAAATCCCGTCGCAACCGTGTCGATGTGGGTGGCAATGCCGACAATCGCATCCTTGAGCAGCCCGGATACCGTACCGGCCTGTGATGCCTGCCCAACGTACTGCTCGACGGAATTGGTCAGCACCGTCCACGCGCGGGCAAACGTCATCGGCAGCTTGGCAAAATCCGTGTCGATCTTCCCGGCTTCGTTTGAAAGTGCCGCGAGCACGTCCTTTGTGGATAGCCCGGTGTGCATCATTTCAAACAGTTTTTCTTGCGAAACGCCCAAGCCGTCTGCAATGCGCTTGGTCAAGTCGGGCATTTGCATCATGACGCCACGGAACTGGCTCATGTGCAGCGTGCCGGTGGCGAGCCCGTGCACAAGGTCTTGCGTCGCGCGCGAGGCTTCGGCCTGGCTCGCGCCGGACAGCATGATTTCTTCGTTCAGCGTCTTGGTGAGCGCGATCGCTTCGGTCTGCGCCTCGACCTGCGATTTGCCGCTTCCCTCAATGACCTGCTCAAGACGCTGGTAGGTCTTGGCGGTGGCGTCCAGTGCCACGCCGGTCTGCTGCGCCACGTCGAATAGCGCGGCCTGCACGGCGGTCAACTGCTCGACGCTGGACGTTGTGGTCAGGATGCGGTTCGTGACGTCCTGATAAGCGTCGGCAAGCTCCGTCAACTGGCGCACGCCAGCCGTGCCGAGGCCAACGCCGAACACGCCAGCCACGACGCCGCTAAGCGACGCGAACGAGGCCTTGAGCCCTTCGACCTAGGATGTAATGCCGCTGAAATTCGCGCCGCTGCCGATCTTGTTGATCGTGACGTTGATATCAGCGACGGCCTTTGAGACTACACCCTCGGCACGCGCCATATCGCTGCTAAGCGTGGCGGTGTTTGCCGACAGGTCAATCGCAAGGCTGCCAAGGGATGCCATAGTTTAGGTGCTCACCTGTTTTGCGATGCGCGGAACATCCGACGCGATGGAATCAATTATTTCTGCCAATGCAACGGCCTTGGACGTATCAAACGCGGGTCGCATGAATGGCTGCGGCTGCATCTTCACGGTGCCGAATTCGACAAACCGCCAGTAGGGAGCCGCGTCTTTGCCGCGATACTTCACCAGCACGACATAGCGTGCCTGCGCGCCGCTTATCCCCGGCTTGCGATCCTTCGCCATGATGATGTCAGACGCCATCAATCCGGTGTCTACGGGCGCACGGCTTCGCGCGCTATCGCGGAACACCGCGGCGCCTTTTGCCAGTGCTTTGTTCAGGGATTGGGTAACGATGGCTTTCGGAAAAGAGCGCAGGGCCGCCGTGACTTTTTCTAACCCGCGTATCTTGTAGGTTGTCATGGTGGCCCTGCGTCAGTTAGCCGGATTTGATTATCGCGGCGATGCGCGGCAATGCAAAGCGAGGGTCTTTCATTTCCTCCGCCTCGCGCTGCTCCGGTGTTTCGTTTTCAAGGATGATGTGTGCGAACCATTCGATGAACTCCGAATAGTCCAACTCATCCTCAAGGTCTGCGACGGTCTTGCCGAGTTTTTCCGCGATGCGGAAGATTAACCGGCGGTGGCCGTCGCGTCGGAGTTTTTTACCGCCTCCTGAACGGCACCGTCACCGTTTTTATTCAGTTCGTCCAACGCATTGCACGTTGCCTGAATTTTCTCCGCCGACCATTCATCGACCTGCGCATCGGTCAGGATCGCATTGCCGGACTCGTCGCAAATGGACGACACGATAAGCGCGATCTGGTATTCGGCGATGTTGCCGAGCGGGATATGCTTCAGGTCGAAATCTTCGACGCCAGCACGCAGCAGGCCGCCGATTCGCATACGAGCGCGATACTTCAGTTTCTTGGCGTTGTAGGTTTCGGTAACGCCATCCGCTTTTACTTCGATCTATTCGATGTTCATGGGTTGTCCTCAAGTGTAGATTGACAGGCGACGGCGCCAAGGAGCGAGCGCACGGCCAGCGCAACGCCGCCGCCTGTCAAAGCCGTTTCAAGTTAGCCGTGTATCAGGATCAGGAGTGGACGGAAATCGTATCGTTGCCCGTGGCCTTCAACTGCAACTTGCCCATCAGCACCGAATCCGTGGCCGCATCAAGCTGGAACTGCTTGACGTAGGCTTTGAAGTTGATACCGCTGCGCGCGGCGTTAGGCGTCAACACCTGATTGGGCGCGGTGCCAACCAGCGTGGGGGCGGCGGTGCCGTCGCTGAAACCGAAGTAAAACTGCTTGGTCGCGCCCGTGCCAAGCTCGGAGAGCGTGTGCATCAGGATGTGACCGGCATTCTTCGGGTCAAACACGATGTCGAACGACGGAGAGCCGCCATCCTTCAGGCCCTTGGCGAACTCTTTGACAACGGAGTCCATATTGGAAATGTCGATATCGGACGAGGCACCGCCGATAGACGTAATGCCCTTGACCTAGCCGATCTTGAGAACAGCGGGAGTGGCCGGGACGGTCACGTCGTCCATGATGAAAAGCTCGCAACCCTGGGTTGCAATGGAAACAGTAGCAGTCATGTAAATTCTCCAACGTTGGGGAAAAAACGACTGTCACCATGACAGCCGCAGATCGGCGAAGCGCTCCGCCGAAATTAGGGTTCGACTTGGAAAACGAAGTCGAAACTGACCCGGTAGCGCTTGGTGGTCGGGTCGAATGAATCGGGGTTTAGGCTTTGGAAATTGCCCGCGTCCTGTAGCGCCGTGCGCGCCGCCGTGGCGAGCGCAAGGGCTTGGGTGTAGGTGGTAGCCCAACAGTCGATCTAAACGCGCACAGCGTCCACTGGCGAGTGCTCCGTCATGGTCGTGTTGGGCACGCCAGACACGGCAAGCCAAACGATTGCTGGCAGCACGGCATCTTGCGGTATCGTTCCGCCCGGATAGATGCGTGTGCCGACAATGGCCGAAACCGCAGTATTGCCGGATAGCAGCGAGTAGATCGGCGGGATCATCCGGCGTTCAATCCCGTATCGCACATAAGGGTCAGCAGGCGTCCGCGCGTGGACTCTTCCAGCACGGCCTTGATGTTGTACAAAACGCCGTTCCAGTTCACGCGCATGGCTTCCAATACTCCGGGGATATAGCGAATCGTGACGCTTACCATGCGCTCGGCGTTTATCTACTGCGCCGCAAGAAACTCGCGCCCGGATAACGGCTCAATGGCCGCGTAGGTCGTGGCGAACGTCGTCCATGTAACCGGCGCTTCGCCAGTCACCGGGTCAGGCGTGCCAGCGGTCTTTTGCTCGATCAGCACAAGATGCCGCAGCGTGCCCGCCGGGATCGTTGACGATGTGGCGCGCGTGCCCCAACTCACGGCTCGACCCGTTTGAATGGGAACAGCAGCCGATTGAAGGTTTCATTTTCGATGAAGAATCGCGTCGGCACGTTCGACTCTCGGTTTTCGTACAGGTCGCCGATCAGTAGCAGCATGGCGGCAGTAAGCGGTGCCGGGATGGATGCAGGAGCGCTGCCATATCCAAGCGTATAAACGCATGACACGGTTGCCGGCTGGTCTGCCGTCGCCGGGAAATCCTGATGCGCCGGGGCGAATACTCGCGCCGGGAAGCTCGCAAGATCGGCGATGTAATCCGTGCCCGCTACCATCGTCTGCTGCGCGCCGTTCACGTCATAATACTTGAGTGACGTAATCGACTGCACGTTGCCACCCGGCAACAGTAGCGGACTCTCGAAACGGTCATATGTGACCGTCCACGATTGATTGATTAGCGCGCGCTGGCATACCGCCTCGACGTGCGTCCTTGCTGCCGTGATAAACGCGGAAATCAGCGCATCCTAGGCGGTATCCGTAACCCGCAGATGCAGCTTGGCGGTCGCCAAATCGACCGGCTCCGTAGACGGCGCCGTGGACACCACAACCGACGTGACGTTGTACGGAAGCCGTACATGGGTCGGATACGGCAACCCTAGCAGGGCGTCTACGGAATCGGTCACGACTTGGCCGCCTTGGCAGGTTTGGACGCCAGTTTGTCATCTTCGCCGATGACATCCGGGTGAACCTTCGCGCCTTCGTGATCGGCAACATTCGCCTTCGGATCAAGCGCATTTTCCGCGACGCCATCGGCCAAATGCTGGCCGCGAACGTCCGCGAAGATACCGGCAGGCAAACCCCGCCAATGTTTCAAAACTCGCACAGTAGGCATA